ATTTGGCCCGAGCCGGAGCAATCTCAAAAGCTTCGGCCAAGGTGATGGAGTTGTTAGGTATGTCCAATCGTCCAGATGACAAACCTCCAGTTAATACACAACCGACTGTTCTTCCCGCTTTTTCTTCACCTGAGGTTGACACGAATAGTCGATACTTGGGTTTGGCACCACATTCTGGTTTATCTATGAGTTTAACCGAATCATGGAGCGATGAATTGCAGATAGATCAATTTGGCAAGCCCATAACGTATTTGTCAACGGCAAATTGGCTTAACACCAATGGAAAGGGGACTTTGATTTTTTCCGCAAACGTAACACCAGAACTATATGTTGATGCGATTCTTGCAGGTGATGCTTCAGGTTCAACTTCTGCGATTACAACTATTCCCGCTTGTTACGTATCTTCATTGTTTGGTCAATGGAGAGGCAAACTTAAATATCATTTTACAGCGGTTTGTTCGCAATTTCATCGCGGAAGGTTGCGATTTTACTACGATGCTAGTGTTCCTGTTGCTTTCAAAGAGGGTTTCATTTTCTCTAAGGTTTGGGATATTTCTGAATCGAAAAACTTTGAATTTGAAGTCCCTTTTACAGCTTCTACACAAATGTTAGCTTTAGCTCATCCTCAGTTTAGTGGCACTGCCGACACTTACAATTTCACATACAACGGTTCCACATCAAATTTTGCCACATTGGATCCGAGGTTTCACAATGGAAGAGTGACTTTGGAGGTTTTAAATCAGTTACTTGGCCCTAATGCTGCAACTGTAAGGATTATGTGCTTTGTTTCAATTTCTGGATTGGAGTTTGCTGAACCTGTTGAACCAGGATCATTTGTTAGAACTACGGATCAGGTTGGATCCCATGGACTAACTTATTTGACCTTAGAACACGATTTTAAAACAACTTCCGGAGATGTCCCATCTGATCATAAACCCTTTGATCCTGATATTTATAATGGAGAAAAGGTTTTATCTTTGAGAACAATTTTGCATCGCTCCACAAATTATGGGATAATTATTGGGCCTACAGTGGCTTTTACTGCTGACACAGGAGGATCAATGGTTAGTAAGTATGTAATACCACGAGAGCCTTTGTCACCAGGAGAGCATTCATATGGTACGGGCACCAATCGAGTTAGTGATATTGGAGCAACCAAATTTGCGAACAATTTAAACCTAACGAGTGTTGTAGGTTCAACTGCAACCAACAGAGTGGGATATAATTTTGCTGCAATGACTCCATTTGTCTTTTTGAAAGGTATGTTTGCCGGGTACCGTGGATCATTTCGCTGGAAGTTACTCGCAGAGAACCCAACTATATATCCTGGATTGCCTAATGTGACCGCTGGACTTGGACAAAATGTTCCGGCTGTTAACGCATCCATCCCTAGCTCTCTTACTGTGGCGCGTTCACGTGATTATACTGGTTTTAATATATCTGTGAATAATTTGAGTGCGACTACAGTTAACCAAGTGGCACGTAGTGCAATCGACCAAGGACTATTAAGAGGGGCGGAAGTAAATACGTCTGTTTTCGGCAATTCTGTCTCGATTGATGCTCCCCAATATTCGAGATACAAATTTCTTCCTACAAACGATGTCATTCGATCTTTTGAACGCACTAGTGCACCGTCTGCAAAACTGGGGATTGCAGCCGGAGTTGATGGGATATATAGTGTTGCATCTGATTCTATTGCCATAGACACTGTATTTTACAATCCAGTGATGTGGCGAACTGGAGGCGCGACAGTGAAACCTCCATCTGTGCGTGCTTATGTATCGTGCGGAACTGATTTTTCATTTGTTGGTTTCATTAATACTCCCATCATTTATTCGCGCACTACTAGCGCATCACCAAATTAGCATTTCAGCAGG